TAGCATTTTAATCGCTTTCGGCGAAGAGAATGCAGAAGTATTAAGGACATGTGACCTCACAGGTAAATATGTACGAATCAATTAGGGTAAAACAAAGAAGATATGAAGGAATCACATACAGGCATTGGGATATGCCATTGCCGCCAATGTCGAATGGATAAGAAGCATTGCAGTTCTAAAAAAAGAAAGTTTGAGAAACGGGCTATAAATAAGTTCCGTCGGAAACAATTGAAATTAGATGAAATAATAAAATGCAATCGTTTCGGAAAATATTGGGCTTGATTTCAATAAAAAAATAGCCCGATAAAGAATTAAATAGTTAATAACCTTTTAAATGATACGATCAAAGCATTACAATTATCACAACCGGTCCAGTCCCGCCAAGCGAGAAAGGACTATATAAATCACTTCTGGCAGGAGATCGGCCGCCACGAATATGTATCTGACCGGCCGCATGAAAACATTGGAGATCATGAAACTCACCGGACATCGGTCAGAGCAAAACTTTTTCTGGTACATCCGTTTTACAGGAGATGATGCCGCACGAGCGATCAGTGGAGATATGTTTTTCAGAAAATAAAAATTAACTCAATAATTATGATAGACAATGATTTATTGACAGACTCAATAAAGTCTGCTTTGAAAGTTGAGTTCCTTTCGTCAAGTAAGGAACTTTTTTTGTATTCTAGAGCACTTTACTCGGCTGCAATCTGGGGGAGGAATATTGATGAAAGAAACAAGATTATTCAGGAAAGAGATAAGTCTTTAAAATAGAAGAGGAAGAACCAGACCGCACGACTAATCAAGATTCTTCCTCTCTTACACGATTATGATGCAAATATACTATTTACTTTTAAAATAATCGTGTTATGGTGAGAGAATTTTCAGCAATATCGGAACTTAAATCTATCAGAGAGCAGAAATCAAGACTCTCGGAGAGAGAGCAAGAACTGATCAAACCTATTTTATCGGATCTTAATATTATTCCTGTAATATACAAATGGTACTGTGAGGTTGTGGGGAATTGCGGATTACCCGAAAGAAGGGCCGGTGCTAGCTTCCGCCAGAAATTTATTTTCATTATTCTGTTTCTTTATTCCCCCAGTACATTGGCTGGTGGTAAGATTGCAAAAGGGATTCGTGATATACTTGCCGGTATATTGGGCTTTAAAGCTCCGACAGGAATTTCTAACCTTTGTGTTGATGTCACGTTTTACTATAACAATTATAAGGATTATCGTGCAGATATAGACTATCTTTATACCGAGATTATTAATCGGTTAAGATTCAAAGGGCTAATCAATCAGCAAGCCGGAGTTTAATGCTCCGGCTTGCTGATTAAAGATGCAAAATTGGGATATTTTTTTCTTGTATCGTTAATAATTTGAGCTTCTACAGAGGAAGGGGATGTTTGTAATACCTTCCATGGTATGCTAATTCCGCAATTACCACATTTATAATCACTGTAAATGATGTTTAAGATACCATGTCCGCAATTGGGGCATATTATGGAAAGGTCTTTTATATGATATTTTTTCTTTTTTTTGTCATAATCCCATATCCATGTCCATTTTTGGTTTTGATATATCCCTTGTGTAAAATCAATAAAAGGAACTTTGGGATGATATTTGTTTTTATAGACCGCATAACAAAAAATACAAGCTATTATTCCAATTAATATTAACCAAATTGGAATTTGAAATAATAGTATTTTATTGATGATACTTATTGTTGCAAAATCCTTTAACCACCAAATAAAGGATGCTATTAATGAGCAAGATATACCTTGAAACCAAATATTATTTATAATATTCCTCCAACTCATATTCCACATTTCTTAATTTCATAAGAATATACATAAGCGTTTTTTGTTTCATACCGCCCATCATCCTTCATTTGGTTGTAAATAGATTTGATACATGATTCATATTGCTCTTGATGTGCGTTTGAATTATATGGAGCAGATTCCGATTGATATACTACTTCTCCAAACTTTGCAGTTACAATTAATTTTTCTTTCATGTTATATCTCCTTTCTTATTTTAGTTTTTCTTTCCAATTCTCCTTTTCTGATGATGCAAATAGCATTTTTATAAGGTTCTTCTGTTTTTTGCCAGTAGTTTAGAAGTGACTGCCGGGCAATTCCGAGTTCTTGGCTTGTATAGTTATCATACATAGCCGATGGCGAACCGAAGTATCTGTGTAGTCCAGTTGCCTTTATTTCCAAATGTATTACTCCTTTTGCTTCCATGATGCAAAAGTACTTATTTATTATTATGTATTATAAATAATACTCTGTTTTATAATTTGTTAACGTATAAATAGTATTATGTATTATAAATAATACTACTTTCGCATCATCAGAAACGAAGTAATAACAATTAAATAATAGAAGATATGAATATCATTAGTTATAAAAAAGGTGAGAATGAAGGTGCATTGTTCATTCATGACGAAAAAAATTATTCAGCCTGTACGGCAGTAAAAAGTAGCAAAAGATTCAAAACTCTCAAAGGTGCAATAGCTTGGTTGAATGCAAGGGGGTATAGAGAAGCATAAGTTTGAATAACAATTAAAAAATATACGATTATGGCAGCATCAGTGATTAAGCAAAGAACAATAGAAAAGTTCATCATGTCAGAGTTTGTACAAGGTAACTTAGATACAGAAGAACAAGTAAGCTGTATGCTTATCCTGATTCAAAAGAAGCTGAATATGTCAGTAGAGCAAGCAAGTGACTTTATGAGAAAAGCAATTGGTATTAACGCTTAAATACACACTATTATGAAAGCAACAAGTTACATGAAGCAGCATAAAGCTAATGAGTTTTACGTAAAGAAGTCAAGAGGTTATTATATGGTAATAGATGGTTATGATAAGAGCATGGCATCTTTAAAAGTGACAGAAGAAGCAGCAAATAAGATGGCAGCAGAACTGAATGCAATGAGAGGCAAGAGATTAAATATAGCATAAGTTTAATCAGCAGGGCGAAAGCCCTGCGCAATATAGAAGATTATGAACGTAAATGAAGTTACAGTAGGTTTGAGATATAGAGTATCAGGTGATTTGTCTAATGGTTGTCATGCAGACGGTACGCCACGCATATCGCACGATGATGTAGTAAGAGTAATCAAGCGAATTACAGATACACACGTGATTTTAGAGTGTGGACGTATGTTCATCATTAATGACAATCTCAAAATAGAGAAGTTCTAAGTTTAATCCGGTAGCCTTCGGGCTACCACAATACACACGATTATGAAAGCGGATTTAGTTTTAGTTATCAGCCCTGAAGCCCCATTGATGAAGCAATTGGGCAAAGTATTGGGTAAGATGGTAACCCCTTATGACTTCTCTACTATAGAGAGGGGTGAAAAGTACATCATCATACAGCACGATGAAACTGGGCTTGTAGTGGCTTATACGAGTGAAGAAAGATTGAATGTGAAATTTTAAGTATGTATTGATTATGAACTCAATAAACAAAAACGGTTGCAGCGTATGCCAGTCCGGTAAAGAGAACTACACTACTTACAACACTAAGTTGAGAGGTAAGAGAGTTAAAATGTATCAGTATGACTACCGTGCTGAAAGTGGTGAATTGTTTTCTTGTTGTGCATCAACTTTAGAGGTGTGCAGAGAGAAAAGAGATATCTGGTTGAAAAAGATTCTGTGACTTAAAACCGATTGTCACAGATAGAATTTGAAGATATTTCGTTATCTTTGGTTATGGTAGTATCTTTGAGGTACTATCTTTTATAGTATAAATTTTATAACGATATAGTGATATGAAGATTAATTATAATGGTCAAGAGATAGAAGCGTATTCGCTCATAATGACAAAAGAAAACGCTTTAGATATTTTAAATGGCCAAAAGAGCATAGAAACACGTATGCTTAGTGCCAAATATGAGAAGATGTTCACGGACTTTGCGCAAGTTGACGAAAATGAGGAATTGAGAAAAGCTGGACGCGAGCAAGAATGTCAACCTATTTTGAGGACTGATATAGAAGCTATTCATTTTTATAGTACTGGTGCACCATGGATACTTGATGTCGCCATTGATGAAATTGGTATAGGCGAAATAACAGAAGAAGGCATAAAATTCATGCACGACGAATTTGATTTTCACGATTTCGACAAACAATTAGAAGCGTTTAAAAAGAACCCGCCTAAAGAGTTGCCATTATTCTATTATTTGCATATTTGTGAAATTATCAGCCATTCGGGATTGAAATAATACGAGCCGCTTAGGTGGCTCCATTTGTAGGTAAAAAGATTGTTTAACTAAAAAAAGGGATTATGCCAGAAGTTTATGCTACTGATGCGAGTGGTAGAAAATACCGAAGTCGAAAAGATTATGAAGCAGGTCGTTTTCAATCTACCGGTAGAAATGCCGCTCAAAGAGCGAGAATTAACCGCCGTATAGGGGGTAGAGTTGTCTAATGAAGAAAGCGATAGATATAATTAAAGCTGTCGCAAAAAAGACTGACAGGGTTATATTGTTTCACTCGGCATCGGGTAAGGACAGTATAGCCCTTTTAGACCTTATATCACCCTATTTCAAAGAAATTGTATGTGTTTATATGTATGTTGTCAAAGACTTATCTCACATTAATCGATATATCAACTATACCTGCAACAAATACCTGAATGTGAAATACATTCAGATACCACATTTTTCTGTTTATTCATTTAGGCGTATTGGTTACTTAGGCTGTGTTAAGAACGAGAAGCAGAAACTGTACAATATGGCTCAACTTACCGATATAGTACGGGAGAAATATAATATTGAATGGGCTTTCTTCGGGTTCAAGCAGTCTGATTCAATGAATAGGCGTTTGATGCTACGTACATACGACATGAATGGAATTAATGAGGAGCAAAAGAAGTGTTATCCATTATCCGAATACAAGAATAAGGATGTATTAGAATATATCAGCCGGAAAAATTTAATAAAGCCGGAGTCGTACGATTTAAAACATCAATCATCCGGAACAGATATTACCGATATTAATTACTTGTTATTCCTTCGTAACAATTTCCCAAAAGATTTAGGAAGAGTTATAAACGAATATCCGTTGGTAGAACGAAAACTATTTGAATACGATTATGAAAGAGCTAAAGCAAAGTGAGACAAGGGTCATAAAACGCTCCCAAATAAACCTTAATCCGATTAATCCTAAAAGACATTCGGATGAAAAGGTGAAGCTGCAAAAGAAAAATTTGCAGAAAATTGGTTTTCTCGGTGGTATTGTATGGAATGAAAAATCAGGAAATCTAATAGACGGTCATCGTAGAATAAAGGCAATGGATTTGCATTACAAGTATAATGGTACTCCAGGCACTGATTATGACGTAAAGGTTGAAGTCGTGAATTTAGACGATAAAGCAGAAAAGGAACAGCTTACATACATGGCGGTAGGAAACACGAAGCCGGATATAGACCTTATAGCTGGCTATATCTCTGATATAGATTATACGGATGTTGGATTGGATATTGGGGAGCTCAACGATATCCTTTCTATAAATACAGCTATTCCTTCTTTCTCAGATTCTTTGGATGATTTATTATCTCCTGTATCATCGTTCGATGAAATAGAAACTCCTGTAATGGATGAAAAGACATACGAAGCTAAAAAAGAACACATGAAATTCATTAAACAGCAGGTAAAAGAATCCACAATAGAAAGGCAACAGAACGAAGAAGCCTTTATAACATTATCTTTTTCTTCCCATGAAGCTAAAGATGACTTTTGCGACTTACTTGGCATTAGTACAGATGATAAGTTTGTCAAAGGGGAAGATGTTTTGAGATTGATTAAGTAACGAAAGTAACAAGTACACGCGCACGCGCCCGTGCGCAAGGATATGGCAAAGAAACCCGATATAGAAGAGTTTAGGAAGATAGTTCGTAAATCTGGAGGAAATCTGACTAAAGTAGCCGCTACATTTAAGGTGGCTCGGAAAACCATATACCAGTGGGCAAAGGAAGATACAGGGTTTAAAGAGGCAATATCTGATGAACGTGGTTCTTTGGTTGATGAATGTTTAGTTTCCGCTCGTATACTTGCTTTAGGTATTCCTGAAAAAGATGAAAATGGGAATTTCGTAGGTTGGCGTGAACGTCCAGACGGGAATATGATTCGTTATATCCTTTCTACATTAGGAAGAAACGAAGGCTTTGGAGAAGAATCTGAAGATGCCGATATTCCAACAGACATAGAGCATGGCATCAACATTGATTCTTGGATTAAAGACAAGCTGAAATGATAGTACCTCAGATTATATATCATCCATTGTACGAGGATAAGGAAAAGTTCATAATTCTTATCACCGGTGGACGTGGTTCGGGAAAGTCTTTCAACGCTTCCACCTTTATAGAGCGTCTGACTTTTGAAATGCCCCCGGTAGAGAAGATTGTGCATCAGATTCTCTATACCCGTTACACGATGGTTTCCGCTGGTATGTCTATCATACCAGAAATGATGGAGAAGATAGACCTTGACGGAACGACCAAGTATTTCAAGACCACCAAGACAGATATAGTCAACAAAATGACTAAAAGCCGTATCATGTTCCGAGGTATCAAGACCTCTTCCGGGAACCAAACGGCAAAATTGAAATCCATCCAAGGTATTACTACTTTTGTTTGTGATGAAGCGGAGGAATGGACGAATGAAGAAGAGTTCGACAAGATAATGCTCTCCATCCGTAAGAAAGGGATTCAGAACCGGATAATCATCATAATGAATCCTTGTGATTCCAATCACTTTATCTACAAAAAATACATCGAAAATACCCATAAGCTGGTGGAGATTGACGGTGTGCAGGTCCAAATCTCCACGCATCCGAATGTACTTCATATCCATACGACCTATCTCGATAACTTGGAAAACCTTTCTCCAGAGTTTCTGAAGGAGGTTGAGGATATGAAGGTGAGAAATCCCGAAAAGTATGCTCATGTGGTTATCGGTCGCTGGGCTGATGTTGCCGAGGGTGCTATTTACAAGAAATTCGGAATTGTCAAGGAGTTTCCACAATGGGCGCAAAAGGTTTCAATTGGTCTCGATTTTGGATTTACGCATGATGAAACTGCTATCGTCAAATGTGGAATTGTCGGAAATGACTTGTACATAGATGAGATATGCTACAAGACACAGATGCTCACTAAAGATATTATTCAAACGCTTCGCCCGTATGGTATGAAGGTGGTAGCCGATAGTGCAGACCCGCGACTTATCCAAGAGATACATAACGGAGGGATACGAATTTATCCGGTAGAAAAAGGGGCAGGCTCTATCGTGGCAGGGATAGAGAAAGCCAAAGAGTTCAATATCTTCGTTACTGAACGTTCTTACAATCTCCAAAACGAATTGAGAAAGTATGTTTGGGATAAAGACAAAGACGGAAGATATATAAATCAACCTGCGGACGGTCAAGCTGACCACCTATGCGATGCCTTTAGGTATTATGTATATGGGGTTATTCTTGGCAAAATTCAGAAGCCGAAAGATTTAACTGGAATATTCACGCATTAAAAATATAAACTATGCCATTGAGTTTAGAAGAAATATTAGTATTGCCCGATATTGGGCAGAAGATAAGCTACCTGAAGAAAGGTAGGAAAACTGAGCTTCCCGACCGCTGCAAGTTGTGGGATGATTGGAATCCGGAACGCCATGAAATCATGGTGGATAAAGAGAAGTACCCGGACAGGAAGGTTCTTGAAAAGGAAGCGGAGAAAGTTTTCGATGAGAAGACAGGTAATGCCTATGAAACCGAAGCACAGTACAAAACCGAACCGGTAAACCGTATCTCTATTCCCTTGGAGCAGGACATCGTAAACATTCAAACGGCTTTTACAGTAGGCACTGAGCCGTCTATAGACTGTACTCCTGCGGATGATGACGAAAAGAGACTCTTGGATGCGGTCAAAGCTGTATTTAAGTCCAACAAAATCAAGTATCAGAACAAGAAGATTGTTCGTTCCTGGTTATCCGAACAGGAAGTTGCCGAGTATTGGTATGCGACCGATGATGATTCGTTCTGGGCTAAGTTCTGGAAGAAAGTAAAGACTACTTTCGGGGGCAAGGTTAAGCCTACCAAGAAACTGAAAAGTGTGTTGTGGTCGCCATTCAGAGGTGATAAGCTCTTTCCGTTCTTCAACGATGAAGGTAAGATGATTGCTTTCTCCCGTGAGTATAAGAAAAAACTCATGGACGATTCGGAAATTACCTGCTTTATGACTATCACAGACAAAGCGGTCTATCAATGGGACTTATCTAAAGGGTATGAAGAAAGAACACCTTTCGTTCATGGATTCCCGAAACTGCCGGTTATCTACGCTTACCGTCCTGAATCGTATTGCAAGAAGATAAAGACTTTCCGCGTCCGGTTGGAAAAACTACTATCCAACTATGCCGATTGTATCGACTATCACTTTTTCCCTTTGCTGAAACTGATTGGCGATGTAGAAGGCTTCATGGGTAAGATTAAGGATAGGATGGTTAAACTCACAGGGGAAGGTGCAGATGCCCAATATCTGACGTGGAATCAGGCAAATGACACCGTGAAATTTGAGGTAGAAACTCTCTTTGAGAAAGCATATTCTATGACGAATACACCGCAAATCAGTTTTGAAAAGTTGAGCGGTGCCGGAAATGCCTTGTCGGGAGTGGCTTTCGATTACGTGTTCCTTTCGACACATTTGCAAGTTCAAAATCATGCCGAGGTGATAGGTGAGTTCTTGCAAAGACGTGTAAACTTCATTGTGTCTGCTTTAGGCTCTATAAATCCATCTGAATTTAACAAAGCATCTGAAACGATAGATATTGGTACAGAAGTTGTTCCGTATCGCCTTGACAATTTAGAAGATAAGGTCAATGTAGCTGTAAAAGCTGTGTCGGGTGGTGTATGGTCACAACGACATGGGGTAATGTTTGCTGGAAATGTAGACAGAATCGAAGAAGAAATTGCGGAAATCAAAGAAGAACAAGAAGCTAAGAATAAGCAAATCGGAAATAAAGAACAGAAAAACGCTTCTTAGTCAGAAAAAATATGGGGCTTATAATTCGGGTACATGAAAAATAGGACCTTTAGCGGTGATTCTTCAGAGTTGCCGCTATTTTTTTATTCATAGTAAAATAATGAATATTTTATTTGTTAGTATTCATATTATTACTATATTTGCATTGTAATTAAGTCCAAAGCGTTATGAGTTACAAATCAGTGAAAGACGTTGTAACTATGTTGCAAGAAAACGGTTTTGTTCTAAAGAGTCAGAGAGGTAGCCACATGAAGTTTGAAAAAGACGGTAAAGTAGTTATCGTACCGAATCATAACAGCAAAGGCGTTGAGAAAGGCACTTATTACAGCATTTTGAGGCAAGCGGGGCTAAAGTAGCCCCCTTGTTCTCTTAATTTAAAAGGAGGTAATATGAAAACAGTAGAAGTTATCGTTGAACACGCAGGAAAGAACCTGAGTGCTTATATTGAAGGTGCTCCCGTCATTACAGTTGGTAATGATATGAAAGAGTTAGAAGATAATATGAAGGAAGCAATCGAGTTGTATCTGGAAGATAATACTAATCCTTGCGAGGTGTTGTCTGGGGAATTTGAATTAAAGTTCAAAATTGATGCTGCTACCTTTATCAACTACTACAGCAACATTTTTACTAAAGCTGCATTGAGTCGGATTACGGGAATCAATGAGCGTCAGTTATGGCATTATGCTGCCGGAGTACATAAACCGCGCAAACAGCAGTTGGAGAAGATTCAGAAAGGTATTCAGTCTTTGACTAAAGAGTTGGCTGCTATTAATCTCTTGTAGTTTGGCAAAGATAGAGAATGAGATAGAACATGGTGTAATTTGCCTAAGTGTAGAAGACTTCTTCCTATGACAGATGATAATATCCCACCGACTGATCCAAGGCTGATTGAACTAAGGGTTTCATCAGAATTAGTTATTGAGTACGAAGAAGAATATTATCCGATAAAATACTAGTTGATATAAAGGAATAAATATTTTTGGGGGTAATAAATTTTAGGCTTGCAGTTATTCTGTGAGCCTTTTTTCTGCCATTATCAAACCTTCTCTTTATTGTTCGTTATCACCTATTTAATTATTTCCCTTCCACCTACTTACTCACTACTTTTATACCGCATTTGTGACATCAAAGCGAAGGTCACGAATCAGAAGTTCAAATATTTATTAATCATCTGTATTGGTGGTATTTTTACTTCCGCAAATTGAATTTCAAATTTAATAATTCATACGGTATGAAAGGAAAAATCTTAGTAGCACTAAAAACGAAGTATAAAACTTTTGGGTTTGGTGATAAAGCATTTGACGGGGTGGCTGACTACTTATCTAAAACCGTTACTGAAGAAAGTCAAATAGAAACTGCTATTAGTGGGGTCGAAGGACTTTTAAAAGCTTTTCAAGGAGACATTGATACTGTTAGAAACGAAAAATCGGGTCTGCAAAAACAATTGGACGAATTGAAAAATAAAATCGAGAATCCTAATCCCAATCCTAACTCAAATCCAAAGCCGGAAGATAAGAAAGATGACATGGCGACCATCATTGCAAATGCGGTGAGTGCTGCTGTTAAGCCTCTTTCCGATGAACTCGCTCAGTTTAAGGCTGAGAAGTCACAGGCTACCCGGCAGGAGCAGATTATGGCAAAGGCAAAGGAGTATGGTATTCCCGAAACATTCGCAAAGCGTTATGCGATTCCTGATGATGTAGACTTAGACATTTATTTCAAGGACGCTAAACAGGAACTTGCCAATATCGGCTTTAGTGGTGTGACTCCTCCTGAATCAGCGGAAACAAAGATGGAGAAGGAAGCTGAATCTATTGCGAATATGATTTCGGAAGGAACAAAAACTATTGTTGAATCTAAAAAGTAAAATTTATGGCAGCAGGTACTAAGTATAACTTGACCCCGGAATACAAACCGGAAGAGTTCTACCGTGTTGAGACGGGTGTCAGAAAGAGCGGACCGTGGAAGTTGGATATTACCAACCTTGTAGTAGGCTCTGTTCTTCCTGTATTCACACCTGTACAAGCGGACTTGAAGAAACGGACACTCGTTCCCGTCCGCAATGTGAAAGTGGTTGAAGCTTATACCACAGGAGACTCTAATCTCACCATCAAGGTGGCAAAAGATTCTTTGGCTTATCGGGGTATGTTCATCGGAAGCGGAAAGAAAGGCGCAGAGGTAGCATCTATCGACAAGTCAATCAAGGATTATGATGTATTAACCATCAAAGCGGCTTTCGGAGAAAATATCGCTAAGGATACGGTTCTTTTCGAAGCTACCGCAGTGGGTGGAACAGTGAAGAAGAACACTGCAAACTTCGTTCTTTATGATGCGAAGAAAGTTGAGAGCGATGGAGCGGTTCTCTGCACTCTCTTGATGCAAGCCTATGAGGTAAAGGAAAGCAAGTTGGTTCTTCCGATCCATGAGCTGGATAAGGTGGGATTGACAAGCCGTTTCCAGTTTGAGTATTAATCATTAAAAGTTTAGATATGAATTTGACCATACAAACTTTATTTACAGATCCCAATATCGTTCAGGCGATTATTGACCGTGTCCTCCAGTTGAGACTGGACACAATCTACTGGAAGCAATACGGAGATTTCTTGGAAACTAAAACCCGTGTTTTCAAGACTTATCTTGGGACAGTAACGGGTGTTGTTGCCGGTTCCATTCTGGGTAAGAATGATCAGAAGCCTATTCGTGAAAGACGTAGCCTTGGAAGTGGTTATACTGAAATCGCCTATTTGGGCGACCGTTATCAGATGGATATTGAACGTCTGTCGCAATTGCAAGACATCATTGATAAATTCAATGCTGCCAATACCGCTGACCAGCGTACAATCTTACAGGAAATCATTGATTTTATTGTTGATGATTACCGTCAGATTTTGCTTGCTCCACACAAGCGTATGGATATTATCGTTCCTGAATTGTTGATGACTGGTAAGGCGCAGGTTCATTTGGCCGATAATAAGGAAAACATCGAATTGTTGGACATCGAGCTACCGTTCCACTTCCTTACTCCTGACGCTTCAGCAAAGAATGCATTTATCTCTTACTTGCAGCAGGAGATTCAGAAATTGAAAGCCAAATACGGTGTATTCTCCAAAATGATTATGTCTCGTGGTACGTTTATGAAGAACATTGTAGGGGCTTCTGAGTTCGGTGATAAATTCAAGATGATTCTTGGTGAGCGTGAGTTCATGGTTAATGCAGGGTTGGTGACTGACCAGATGGCATCCAGCGTATTTACTGGAATCGGGCTTCCTGCAATTGAGATCAAAGAGGACTACGTAGAGAATCAGGCGGGCGAGAACGTGCAGATTTACGCCGACAACCGTATCACCCTGTTGCAGACGGACAAGGTGATGAAGATGCGTCACCATAAGCCGTATGTAATGACGGACCCTGTTCCGGGACGTTCTTACAATACTGCTGAAGGTCAGATGTCGGTTTGCAACTATCGTGACGAAGAAGGTCGATACATGGAATACACCGCTGAGTGGATTCCTGAATTTATCTCTCCGAATAAGATTGTGAACTTTGATCTTTCAACGATGAACGCATGACGGTAAACGACTACATACAGCAAAAGTTTCAGACTTTCGGCATCCAGTTGTCGGAGGCTGACCTTTTGGATATGTGTCTGAACTCGAAGATAAGCGGAGAGGATGAGATGAACGAGGATTGCCAAACGCGGGTGTCGGTGGCGATTGCGAAGTTCATCCCCTCTCTTTTACTTCGTGCCACTTCAATCGGTGAAAGCGGTTTTTCTATGTCCTGGAATCTTCAGGGAGTTAAGGATTACTATTCATTCCTGTGCAAACAGTACGGGTTGAAAGATGAACTGAGTAACAAACCTAAATGCACCTTCTTATGATATTTGCTCCACACATATTGCAGGTAAAGGTGATTAAACCGATGGATAAAGATGAGTTCGGGCGACCGATTCCCGGAACAGGTGGTGAAAGCTGGCAAGACGTATGCAAGTGCCGTTGTGATGATAACACTACGAAAGAGTTTTCCTCTGATAACGGCTCTGTATATCGTCCGAATTATCATATAGTATGTGAGAAGAGAATCACTATTAAGGCAGGGCAGGAGGTTCGTTGCATGGATAGTGAGACCGTAAGAGGGCAAGGCGAGGCTTACACGGTGAAGAGTACGAACTACTTTAATTACTCGGAATTATGGATGTAGACTTTGATTTCTCTGATGTCGATGATTTCTTCGATGAAGGAGAATGGGAAGTAGAAAAGAAGATGATTGATGTAGCCGATGAAGCCGTGAAGTACGCGGAGGAACATGGCGATTATCAAGACCACACACTCACTTTGAGAACGTCCAATGATTACGATGTCGATAAAGACGGTTTGACGCTGAAAAACGAAGCGGAATACGCTTCATTCGTGGAATCTAAGGGATTTGATGTTTTAAGTAGTGCCGCTTTATATGCGGAGAAACGATTAAAAGAAGAATTTGAATGATAGTAACCACCGACATAGGAAACATCCTCTACCGGGACTGCAAGGCCTTCGGAATAGACATAGTACCCAACGGGAAAACTCTGACGGGTGAATTGAAGTCCGAAAGAATCGTTATCCATGCGAAGAAACAACAGCCGGGGACTTATTGGAGAAAGTCTTTTGCGGAAGTGAATCTTTGTGTTCCTGATTTAAGCGAGAATGGAGCCAACACCATCCGTTTGAATGAACTCGAAAGAGAAGCCATGAAACGGTTTGATGATGTAGTAAGCACCTATGACGGCACAACCTATCGATATTCTATCGAATCAATCGGTACAGAAGCGGACACAGCTTTGAAGTGTCATTATGTAAATGTGAGAATTTTGTTTAACGTGTTAAATGTGAAATAATATGATAACAGCAGTAGAAATAGACGAACTGTATTATGCAGACCCTATTAAAACGGTTACAACTCCTGCTACCGGATTGTCGGGTGCGGAGGTTGCCGCAATCTTGAAAAATGCAGCAACGAAAAAGGTCCAAAATGTACATGGTGATACATTCCAGTACGAGGAAGCGGAAGCAAGTGTCACTCGTTACAAAAATGCTTTAACTGGCGAATATTACCGTGAAACATCCGAACCGGGTGAAGTGAAAATCAACTTTACTATTGGTGAGTATGACTACAAGACTAAAGAAGATTTGCAAGGTGGTAAAGCCACAGAAAAGAATTGGGAAAGAGGAAAGCATAAGACTATCCATAAGTGCGTCATTGGTAAAACGAAAGATGGTGTCTATGTGGTGTTCCCGAAAGCGGCTATCAATGCTCGTGGTTCTAATACCGACAAGGCTATCGGATTGGCTGTTTCAGCCGTTCCCCTTTCCACCGGTGTGGATGGTTTGGCTTCTGAGAAATGGTTCGATGAATCTGAGGTAGTTCCATCTGCATAAGAGAGATTTTGGTAATAGATTGTTTTCGGATGGCGGTGGGTGGTTGCTCGCCGCCTTTTAATTTAAAAATATGAATCAAGCAGCTAAAATAGTGTCTGATGCCCTTTTAGGGATAGATTTTAAAAATGTAGAGATAGGAGGAATGATTTACACTATCAAACCGCCTACTATCAAGGTTATCTGCCGGGCGATAAGCCATTTCTCAAAGATAGGCATGGATGGTAATAATATCATGGAAGCTATCAAGGAACTGCCGGAAGCTACCGGAGATATGCTGAAAGGTATTTCTTGTTTCATCTGTGGTAATGAGGATTTGGTAAAGGCTTTAGAGAACGGGACTTTTGAAGAAGTTAAAGACGCTTTGGAGGTGTGCTTCTCCATGATGGATATATCGGCTTTTCAGTGTGTCAGCTCGATGAAGAACGTGTCGATGCTGGCAGCAAGACCGAAACAGTAGGAAACACAACGTTCTTCGGGCAGATAGCCCATTTGATTGACACGCTTCATCTGAGTTATACAGAAGTGTTTGAGGTTATCCCTTATAGAAACTTGCTAATGATGCAGAGGGACAAACTTCATACTGTCAGCGGGCAGAAGGTAAGGAAAATCAGTGGTAAGGAATTGGCAAATCGTAGAAAAAAGAGATAGGTAAAGAAAAAGCCGGAGAAATCCGGCTTTTATTATGTTAGCTTTAGTAATTGTAGTACAAAAACAAATGTGACTATCAATGTCGAAATAATGGTAAACAAAGATTGCAATGTCGTTTTACTAATCCTTTTTCCATACTTTTGTATCTCTTCCGGTGGCTTACTCATGATAGCACTTTCAAAACGAGCTTTTTAACCAATATCAACATGACTATCAGCTAAATCACATCTATTATCATATAAAACAGAACTAATAAGAGGAAGGTTCACACAAGAAGTACCGGCGCGTTTCTTATGTGAACCGGCTATAAAATCATGTGAAGGGACATATCCTATTTATACGCTTTCTGAGAGTTGAGATTGGACCGGCACTTAGTTATGTGAACAATAAAAAAAGCCCCGAATCAGAAGGAACGGGGCGAAACCTTATATGTTATTGCAAATTACCAATTATCGTTTTCATTTCCGACAATTCCATTTTTTACAGCTTCTTCAATTTTGTCCATTATGACATTAGAGTAAGCATGTGTCATAACAAGTGCTTTTGATGATGTTTTCTTAGCTTTATGCTGATCCTTTTCAACAAAAGGATAGCAACTCTCAAGGGCCCATTTCTCATTTCCATTTACAGGTATGGTTCCTCCTATTGCTCCCATAATACCACCACCTGAAGACTTTATTACATCATAATATTGTACTGTGTAAGTAATGCGTATTTTTTTATCTTTTATATCCACTTTTATAATTGGACGAATACTAATATTATAAGCGTTCATTCCCCCTACATGACCGGCAATATCCGATACGTATCCTTCGGCTATTATAACTCCTGTGTCCTTATCATTTAATTTTATAACGGAATTTGCGTCATTGAATGTAGCAGTAAACCAATAGTTCAATGTTACATATAACTGCTCTTTATTCGATTCTCCGCATTCTATTATTTGGGTATAAGTCAGAGAATTGTTCTTGTCAAGAGCAAGTTGAGAACCTAACGTTGCTGCTGCTTCAGTCCACTTATCTCCATATCTCTCTTTGGCATATTCTTCTAACTCTTCTGCCCTCATTACTTGAGCATTAATAGAAGTATAACAACATAAGGCAATCACTAAGAATAAAATTTTCTTCATAATCGTGTATTTTTAATATTAAACAAGTTGCAAAAGTATATACTATTTTTAACTAACCAACTATTTTTAGTAAATTTTCCAAGTCAGAACGTGATTTTATCGTGTAAACTACTCCTTTGTACTCAAATTCATCCGCTTTTAGTCCTCTTTTTACTTTAGTTTGAATTTAGTACCGAAAATGGGGCAAACAGTTACAATAGTTTTATTGTCTCTAATGTAGTTTCAATATCCGATATTGAATTTATTTCAAATAATTGTCCTTTAGCTTTAATAAATCCCATCACACCGTCATTGACGAATAATTCAGGTACTTCAACATTGAGAAATTTAGCTATTCTTTCTAAACTGTCCATTGTAGGATTTCCATTACCCGTAATGATTCGGCTAATACTTGCTTGAGATGTTCCAATTCCTAAGGCTAAAGACTCCAATGTAATGCCTTTTTCCTTGCAAAGCTCCTTAATTCTATATTTCATATATGATATATTAATTATGATGATGCAAATATACATATAAAATCCAATAATTGCTATATATGATATGATTAATTGTTAAAAATATCATTTGGGATAAAAATAACTATTCTTTTATTTGGTTTATATTTGCTTTATGTGATATATTTGCATTGTAAAATTATCACATAAGATAAAATAGAATACTAACACATAAAATATAACGATTATGATACCAGAAATAAACATTGAAGAGATAAAGAACAAAGCTGTTCACTCTGAATTACTGAAAGCGATGTGTCTTATCAATCAAGCTCGTAATATCGTACAATCGGCAATGGATGAAAAAGAACTGAGGGATGCCGGGTAATGGGACTGTATGGATGAAACGGTAGGCAGATTGAATAACTGTGCCAATGATGTGGCGTATATTATCGGCACAACAATGAGTGGCAGGGTTGAAACTTTAACGAAATGATTATGAACCTTAATATCAGACCACCACCAAACCGAGTTACCAAATCAGAGATTGGGAACATAGTAATAAACTTAAAAGTAACAAGAAATGAGTAAACGATTTAGTATCGGTATCATACCAATATAAAAGCAATAGGGGGGGGGGTAAAATACGCTCTTAAAATAGAGAAACCTTCTGCATTGGGTAATGTGTACGGCTTGACCGAGGAAGAGTTGAAAGAACTTCGTAATATGATTGATGAAGTATTAAAGAAATGAGTATGAAACAGCATAGAATTAGAGAACCGCCAATTATTTTGTGACAATAGCTCTGATGTCACAAGCCAAGTGGATGAAAATTCTTCTCTTACACGATTATAAGATAAGTTTGCAATGAATTTACGACAATGGATTGGTTGTCGTGACTATGCACGACACTTTTTAGGTCACGCAATCGGTTAGTGGTAAATTCGCAAACAGAAATAACGCAGCTATCCTCACGGCTGAAAAGTATAAACCCCGCCATTGGTAAGAAGTGAGGAGCTTGCCTTTGGTGGGGTCTAATTTTTAAAACTGTGTAAAAGTATGAATAATATTCAGATTTTCCAAAATGAGCAGTTCGGAAAAGTGAGAATTGCGATGAATGAGAGTGATGAACCTTTGTTTTGCGCAAAGGATGTAGCTAATGCACTTGGATATATAGATACAGCAGATGCCATTCAAAGGCATTGTAAATCAGGCAAAAAGGTATATCACCCACACGAAAATAGTGCTGGAGGTATTAATATGGTATATATTCCAGAAAAAGATGTATATCGTTTGATAATGAGAAGTAATTTGCCTGATGCTGAAAAATTTCAAGATTGGGTATGCGATGAAGTACTGCCATCCATTCGTAAGTATGGTGCATACATGACGAACGAAACGCTTGAAAAGGCTCTCACCTCACCGGATTTTCTCATTCAACTTGCGACCAATCTGAAAGAAGAAAAGCAAAAACGTATCGAAGCAGAACAGAAGATTCAGAAAGATGCGCCCAAAGTTCTTTTTGCTGACGCTGTTTCAACTTCTCAACGCTCATGTTTGGTTGCCGAACTGGCGAAGATATTGCAGCAAAATGGGGTTAATATCGGTCAGAACCGCTTGTTTACTTGGATGCGTGAAAATGGTTATCTCTGTCAGAAAGGACAGTATTACAATCAACCAACGCAAAAAGCTATGGAATTGGGATTGTTTGAGTTGAAACAGACCTCAATCACCAAGCCGGACGGTTCTGTATTGGTAACTACCACTACCAAAGTGACAGGTAAAGGGCAGATTTACTTTGTGGAAAAGTTCTTGGGTAAAGATGCGGCTTAAAATAAATGCGCACGCCATTAAGTTGGCGTGCGCATTTATATAGTTGGGTTGGAATTTGTACCTTTATGTTGGTATTATGACTTGCTTTTAAATTAGTATCAGAAACAGCACCTACCGAAGTAGGCGCTGTTTTTTATGGGTTGTGGTATCGAGGGTGCTGTTATCGTTAAGATAGTGCGAAGTAACATATTGTAATAATAACAATAATAATTATCATAACCCACGATTGCCAAGTAAATTTAGACGGGTCTCTAAGATCTTTTGCATGTGATGTTTTTTCTTTTGTATCCTCCAGTATAGGTACAGTATCTTCTGTGTTTACCTGCTTTTCTCTAATTAATTTATCAAAACCCCGTCTGATATTTTTTATATCGTCAGCAATCTCAAAGAATTTAATAATCATTATTATTTGGATTATACCTAATATAATAATTGAAATGTTAAAAATAGTATTCATGGCCATAACTCCTAATTAAATATTTTACAAAACTATCTAAAATTTTTGCTATCCCCAATTATTTCACGACAATTCCTCCAATGTCGTACTTTTGTAATCTCTGAAATAGTAAATAGACTGTCTATCTCTACCTTCACAATTATTTTCCAACAATAGGCTGATTGTGTTTTTGTTGATGAAAAAGATCTATAAAACCTTGTATATATAGTAAATTCATCAATTAGAACAGGAAATATCAAACCTTTCGTCTGTTGTCACGAATTTGATGAAAGAAAATTCTAATAAGGTTTGGATATGCCGTAATTTTGAGTGGTAAATAATTAAAATTCAGAATAAAATGGCTAAGCTTTACTTTCGTATTGGTGCAGATTTTGATAAAGTTATCAAACTCCGTGAGGAAATTGCAAAACTAAAGAACGAGTTGAAAACTATGGATTCAACTCAATCCCCTGCTGCTTTCAAGGCTCTCAATACTCAATTATCCGCTTCCACTCAACGGATGGATGAGCTGGTGAGTGAAGCTGCCAAAGCCGGTGCTGTCATGGAAGGTGACTTCAAGAAGAAAATCTTTGATGCTTCCCAAGTCGTAAACGGATTGTCAGAGAAGATTACACTCCAGCGTGGAACCATCCAGCAGTTAAAGAATGAATTATCCAGTCTTAAAGACAAGTATCGTGAAGCATTAAAACAAGATGGAGATACATCTTCTTTGGAAGCTAAGATAAAATCCACAAGTGAAAAACTTAGGGAACAAAAGAGTGTACTTTTCAATCTAACCCAAGAGCAAGCCAATGCTCGGTTGTCGGTTAAAAAGCTCCGTGACGAATACGAACTTTACAATAATGACGGGAAAGAAGTTGTAGCAACCAACGAGGGTATTGCTATCTCATGGAAGAAAGCATTGGCGGTTATCGGTGGTGTTAGCGCACTCAAAGCGTTAGGCTCTGAAATGATTCGTGTACGCGGTGAATTTCAGGCAGCTGATACTGCTATTCAGACTCTATTGGGCAGTAAGGAGAAAACAGATGCTTTAATGAAGCAGGTACGTGAGTACGCTAAAATCTCTCCATTAGAGTTTTCTGATGTAACGAAAGCTACACAAATGATGCTTGGTTTTAATATTGAGGCAGAGAAAGTACCGCGTTATTTGCAGGCTATTGGTGATGTTTCTATGGGAGATGCCCAAAGGTTCAATTCTCTAACATTAGCTTTTTCCCAAATGTCCGCTGCCGGTAAACTGATGGGACAGGATCTTAATCAGATGATCAATGCCGGATTCAATCCGTTGCAAATCATGTCAGAAAAAACAGGTAAGTCCATAGCTACCTTGAAAGATGAAATGTCCAAAGGTGCTGTTTCCGCAGAAATGGTACAACAGGCATTCATTGATGCTACTTCTGCCGGTGGAAAGTTCTATCAGATGTCCGAGAATGCTTCCAAGACTATTAAAGGACAGTTATCTATGATGCAAGATGCGATGGATGCCGCTTTTAATGAAATGGGACAGAAGTCAGAAGGTGTCATAATGAAGGGTATTCAGATGACCACTTCACTGATTGAAAACTATGAAACGGTGGGGAAGGTATTGGTTGGGTTAGTTGCTACTTATGGAGCGTATAGAACTGCTGTGATGTTGGCTACCATAGCGACAAGTAAACATACGATAGCTGAAGTAGCTCTTACTAATGCTCGTGTGTTGGCACGAAAAGCACAATTGGCTTTAAATGCAGTTATGCTTACTAATCCTTATGTTTTGTTGGCTACCGCCGTTATTGGGCTTGGTGCTGCAATGTGGGCTTTCCACGATTCGGCAACCGAAGCGGAAAAGGTGCAGAGAAGGTTTAACGAGCGGCAAGAAGAAGCTAAAAAACAAGAGGAAGAACACAAGCAGAAGATTGATTCCCTCGTACAGAGTTCCCGTGACATAGCCTTATCCGATTTGCAGAGAGGTCAGAGTTTAGCGGAGTTGAGAAAAGAATACCCAAAGATATTTGCCCAATACGACATTGAAACCATCAAACTTGCCGATATACTTAAATTGAAGCGGCAGATTGCAGAGGAAGATGCGAAACGCGCCGGAGAAAAACAAGCCAAAGAACTTTCCAACATTGAATCAGAAATCAAATATTACGAAAATTTACTGAAATCTCTTTCCGGTCAACAAGGTATAGATGGGTATGTGAAGAAGCTGAAAGAATTGCGTGCTATGCGTGATGTTATATTGCAAGATAAAGGCAAAAATATTTCAGAACAGTTTATATCCAACTTGAACAATGTTGATGTAAACGAGTTTGACCGATACATATCCGAGCTTGAAAGGAGAATCAAAGGCAAGGGTGATAATGGAACCCTCAAACTCCGTTTGCCTATTGATGTGAAAGGAACTCTGTCTGATGAAGCAATCTATAATGTGAAAGACATAAAAACACTTATAGATACTGCGAAGTCTGCCAAACAAACTCGAATTGATTCTGAAAAGAACAAAACGACCTATAAAGAAGACTATGATAAAGCCAAGAAAGATTGGGAGGATGCCAAAAAGAAACTTTCCGAAATAGAAAAGGACAAATCCAAGTTTACTTCAAAACAATATGAGGAGGCTAAAAAACGTAAGGAAACTGCTGAAAAAAAATACAAAGATTTAGGTGGTATTACCGGTAGTTCGTTAACCAAGCAAGAAAACCAAGCAAAGAAAGAAACCGAAAAACTTCGCAAACAGCAAGAAGGCATTCGTTCCCAGAATGATAAGATCTCTGAAATAGAACGCAAACAGGCAATCCAGCGTAAAAGGCAGGCTGAAGATATGGAAATGGAAATTTCACAGTCTGAGATCGATGCCATGACTGAAGGAGCTGAGAAGAAGCGTATGCAGAGGGAATTGGATAACCGGAAAGAGATCCAATCACTGGAAAGACAAAAAGAAGATATGATCCAGGCTGTAATTCAAGCTGAGAAAGAGATTTTTGATGCTCAGGAAGAGTTGAAGGCTAAAGAGAATAACAAATATCAGAAAAAGACTTTTGATTCTTCTAAGGTGGATACAGGGAAGATTAGCTCTATCTGGGATACCATTATAGAAAATACGTCCAAAAAGCAACTTGATGATAAAATACGCGAACAAGAGGCGTCTTGGAATGAATATCTTATCAAGTTTGGCAACTATCAACAGAAAAGGCTGGCCATTATTGAGAAATATGATAAGACCATAAAGGAGGCCGAAACGGCGGGTGATGCAGCTATCTTGATGAAAGAGAAAGCTAATGCGCTTGATGATTTTGACAACTCCGTGAAGAATAGTACGACTTTAATGGGACAGCTTTTTGTTGATGCTTCCCAAAAGAGTGTGAACGAGATTCAGGGCATCATTGAAAAAGCCGAATTATTGATGCAATACCTCGCTGCCATTAAGGATGAACAGGGAAATGCTCAAATCGGTGGAAAGACAGTTTCAAAGAAGGATATTTTAGGTCTTGGGATAAGTGACAATACCCTTCAAAATTTAGAACTTTCAACTGAGCAAGTTGAGGCACTTAGGAATGCTATTGATCGTTTAAAAGGGGAATTGGGAGGGAAAAGCCCTTTTAAACTTTTCGAAACGCAAGTAAAGCAAGCGACTGATAAGATAGCACAAGGGGGTAAAAAGAATATTGTTCAGGGTATTTCAGAAATCGGGAGTGCTGTGACTCAATTTACTCCTGCTATATCTCAGTTTGGTCAGGATCTTGGTACAATATTTGGCAACGACGATCTTGGTAATAAAATAGCCGGTATTTCTGATGCCTTAGGTGGAGTTGGTCAAACAGCCATGGGAGTTGGTCAGATAATGTCCGGTGATATTGTAGGTGGTGCCATGAGCGCAGTTTCCGGTATTTCATCTGTTGTAAAGGCCTTAGATGGTTTATTTGGTGCTGATTATTCCCGATACAATGAAATGAAGTCCCAATATGAAGCACTCGATTCCGTGTGGGACACTTTAATAGACAAGAAAAAAGAGTATATTAAAATGTCCTATGGGGATGAAGCCTATAAAGTAGGGAAAGAAGCAGAAACCCTGATCAAGCAGCAGATCCAGAGATATTATGAACTTCTGAATGAATTAAGGCAAAGCGGCTCAAGTATTGGATCAAGTTCTTTAGGCAAACGAATAGAAAAAAGACTTAGTAAAAAGGATTGGGATAGGATATCCGGTGCTGTCGGTGAATCTGTCACGAATGCAGAGTCATTGCTTAATCTTTCTGCAGAACAACTAAAAGAAGTGCTTGCCGATCCTAAACTGGTATCTGTCCTTAATACTGTAAACGGTGACTTTGTAAAATACATACAGGATATTGCCAATGGCTCTGAGAAATTAGAGGATATACAGAACCAAGTAAAAGAACAGCTTACCCAAGTTTCATTTGATAGCGTATTTGATAACTTTGTCGATACCTTGATGGATATGGATAGTTCGGCAAAAGACTTTGCTAATAATTTTGAGAGGTATATGCAGAAGGCTATGCTTACCACTATGCTTGGTAATAAGTATAAAGCCGAACTACAAAAATGGTATGATGCTTTTGCTGCTGCTAACGATAATAAAACAGGTATTTCTGAGGAAGATTATAAAAAGTTGCAGGAGCAATGGAACGACATTGTTACCGACGCGGTTAAAGAGCGGGATAAATTGAAAGAGTTGCTTGGCTGGACATCCGAATCTTCCTCTCAGGATTCTACAAAAAGAGGATTTGAGGCCATGTCTCAAGATACCGGAGAAGAACTAAACGGACGTTTCACGGCTTTGCAGGCATCCAATGAGGAAATTAAGAATCAGAGTGTAGTCCAATCCCAAGCGCTCAATCTGCTGACGGCAAAAGCTGATACAATTCTTTCTGTGAATACAGAGGTAAGGAATATTGCGGATGATACGAGGAATTTAATTGCTAATTCTTATCTTGAACTGATGCAAATTTCGGAGAATACAAGTAATTCAGCTAAATATCTGAAAGACATCAAAGCAGATATGGCAGAAGTGAAAAAGAATACATCAAAATTATAAACTATGATTGATTTACTGATAAATAGCAAAGATGCTTATGTCACATGGGGTGTAAGGATGGGAGACGGATTCCTCGATGCTCTTGGAGCGTCTGCACCGATGAAAGAATTTATAGAAAATAAATCTCGCCTTGAACATGGGAAGAGAGTGATAATAAATAACCCCAAAGTGGATGAACGGGAAATAACGCTTTCATTTACTATTGAGGGCAGTTCCCAATCTGATTATCAATCAAAGAAAAAAGCTTTCTTCGAGGAATTGTACAGAGGTGTAATTGATATTAAGATTCCAGCTAATAGTAACGAGGTCTACCATCTAATCTATCTTGGTAAAAGTGTTTCCTATGCGCAAAGTATAGACCGGACATTTGGTAAGATTTCAAGTAAATTTTCGGAGCCTAATCCAGCAAATAGAACTTAATTTGTGACCTTATTTCTGATGTCACAACAGGAAGCCCGAATATTTAGGGCTTCTTTTTTTTATCTCCGACCTTTGATGTGTTATGGAAAGAGTAGACATCAAAGACATATCTGGCAGTATTCGCTTTTCTACTATTGTAAATGAAGGCTCGAAACGAAAATTCCTTTTAATGAAGGAAGACTATGTTACTGTGAAGTTCAATTTGGATGAACCGATTTTTTTCAAGCTTGGTGATTACATAGATGATGGATATTTGGGAGTGTTCGAGATATGTGACATACAGAAACCCGCTTACGATGCAATAACGGCAAGTTATGATTACGAACTTCGTTTGGACGCTTATTACTGGAAATGGAAAAATAAAATTTTCAAATACACCCCAGAGACAGCCGGACAGGAAGCGTCCTGGAACCTGACCGCTCCACTGGATGTTCAAGTTGGTATAGTCCTGAGAAATTTAAAAGCTCTTGGTTACACATACAAAGGACAGGATTTTGTTTTTTCCATTGACAGCACGGTTGAAAATAAAGCTCAGTTGATGTCTTACGACAACATTAACATTCTTGACGCTTGCTTTGAAATGGCGAAGAAATGGGATTGTGAGTGTTGGGTGACAGAGAATATCATTCACTTCGGGCGTTGTGAGTTCGGTGATCCTGTTAATTGGGAGATCGGTGTAAATGTAGAGGAAATGACACGCACCGACTCGCAATCCGCTTATGCAACCCGTATCTATGCTTTTGGCTCTACAAGGAACATACCTTCCAATTATCGTCCGGTGGATGAATCAGTAGTTGTGAATGGTGTCGTTCAAAGACGATTGATGCTGCCTGCTGGAACTCCTTATATTGATGCCTATCCTAATATGGTTACAGAGGAAGCCATTGAGCAGGTTATTGTTTTTGATGATATCTATCCACGACGTACCGGTACAATGTCGGATATTGCCATTCATAAGTATACTGACAAGATAGAAAATGCAGATGGGACAATAACTGAGGAGAAATGGGATGCTTACCGCTTTAAAGATACTGGCATTACATTCTCCAAAGCCTATGTGCTTGCTGGCGAGGAATTAAAGATAACCTTCCACTCTGGGAAGCTTAATGGTATGATGTTCGGGGTTACATTTAATCCTGATGGAGAACCTGAGAAGTTATCAGATGGTAGTTGGAATCCGGCTGCACAAGTTTGGGAGATAGTACGTAACGAGGATTATGGGCGTAAACTGCCTGGTGATGTACTTATCCCCGCAAACGGGGATACTTATGTCTTGGCTGGCTGGGACTCAACAAAGATAACAGAACTTGGACTCGTGTCTGCTGCCGAAGTCGAACTGAAAACCGAAACGGAAAAGTACGTTGCCAAATCAAAGATGGACCCTTCCACCTATAACTGCAAAATGATGTCTGGTGACGCATACGGCGAAGACGATGTTCATAATCTTTATAGTGCCGGTCAGAAGGTCAAGCTTATTAACAAGGCCTATTTCGAAGATGGCCGGCAATCGCGTGTCATAGGATTTGAACATAATCTTGACTATCCGTTTGATTCGCCTATATTTACGGTGGGGGAAACGGCGGCTTATTCACGTATCGGAGAATTGGAAGAAAAGTTGGATAGTCTTACATTGAAAGGGCAGACTTACAATGGTGGTGGAAGTGGGGTATATATCATTGGGACTAATGATAGTACACCCCCGTCAAATAGAAATGTCTTTTCGGCTTCAAAGTCACTTGCTACCCATTTACGTAAGGATATGCCCGATACTGCTAAAGAAACTGTAACTTTCTCAAAAGGCTTGATAGTGGGTGATACTGCTGCATCTATTGACGAAAATGGTAATGTGGAAGTGGGAAGTGTCACAGCACGCACTAAAGTTAAAGCCGCTACATTGGAAGTAACCGGTTCGGCCAATGTTGGCACACTCCATTCGGAAGGGAATATTTCAACAGGCGCGGATATTTGGGCTAAAGGTGACACGCATACTTTAAATTTACTCGTTCAGGCACTTGCAAAAACATACGATCTGAATGTTGAGCACGTCGCAACCCTGTTTCAAACCATAGTCAAGGACTATATCAGTTCAGAAAGATTTATCCCCGGACTGATGGGTGAAGGGATGAAGCTATACAAGGCTATCAATGGAGATTGGAACCTTGAAATAGATAATGCCGTAGTCCGTAAGGCCATGACCATTTTTGAACTTATCATTTCGAAAGTTCGTGCGGTTAACGGCGGTCTGGTGATTTCATCCGCCAACGGGCGTGTTAAGTCCGTTTCGGAAACGTCCGGCGATCCGGCTTACTATGTTTTAGGTATAGAGGGCGACATGATGTTTGTCACTGATGACTTGGTACGTTGTCAGGTCTACACATCCGGACACGTTAAATACTACTGGGTTCCGGTTGCCTCGGTTAATGATGATTCGATTCTCATACTTAAATCCGTTTTTCCCAATGGTACAACTCCGGCCATTGGTGATGATCTGGTTCAGATGGGTAACCTCACGAATCCGAACAGACAGGGTATTTTGTATCTCACAGCCTCGGAAGATGGCAAGCCGCGCATTTCTGTACTGGACGGGGTAAACTCCACGTCTTTGGCCGGAAAGAACAAAGTGATTTTGGGTTGTCTCGATGGCATGACGGATACAGACTTTCCGGCTGACTTCCAACCCTCCGGATACGGCCTGTATGCGATGAACTGTTTCCTGAAAGGTATTTTCATTCTGAGAAATGGAAAGAGCATTGAACAGGAGTTTAGTAATATTGCTACCGAGTTAGCGGCTATACCGGGAAAGGTCGAGCTTGCCATACGCAGTATGAAAGTAGCGGACGTTAATCTGCTTTACGACTCTAACCACAAACTAAATGCTAACCCCTATCAAATGGGAGCGTATAAGTATGACGTTCATTTAGAAGCAGGCAAAACCTATACCCTTACAGTGTGCTATAAGTGTGCGGACTCTGATGTTATCAGGGCGTATAACAATCCTTCGTACGGATGGATAGGCACTTTGCCGAAAAGCGCAGAAGAAACGGTACTTTCGCAGCCTATAACGCCTATTAATCCGGATGGGGCATATTTCTACTTCTATAAGTTTCCCCAACAGGAATCAACGGAGACATACATTAAATGGGCTGTAATCACCGAGGGTAGTGTGGGTGTAGCTAATTGGATACCGTCTGCAACTGAAAGAAAATTAAATATCGGAGGCGAAAACCTGATGTTACAATCCCAACAGGCGTTGGATGGATCAGGCGCACAATATGCGTTTCAGTTATCAAAAGCGTGGACGGATTTAAAAGGCAAAACCTTAACAATCTCGTTCGACTATGCGTATAGCAATTTAAAGATGGGATCATCACAAAGGTTCGGGCTTGAAAAAGCTATTTATAAATCGGGCACATCCCAATATTACTATATCGGCGCATTTAAGTATGTAGATTCTACCAGCCCCACGGCTGACAAAGGTAGGTACGTTCACACTATCAAAGTCCCCGAAGATATAGAGGACTCTTTGGATACTGATATTATTGCATATATACAGTTAGGCGCTGGATCAGTTTGCCGGATCAATAACTTTCAAATAGAAATAGGAGACACGGCGACCGGATGGAAGCCTGCCCCTAAAGATTCTTTCACTGAGTCAAAAAAGTACACCGACACACAAATACTTGCCGTTGACGGGAAAATTGAATTGTCTGTTAAGACTAAAGTTGAAAGTTTGGGTATTGGAGCAAACAACCTGTATAGTTACACAAGTTCAACGCTTAATACTTTATATCCATCTCCTACTATTGAAAGGCAAATGTCTCTGCATGGCTTCTATTTGGTTGGTTCACAAGGTAATGGAGGAGCTATGCGGATACCTAATATTATCCCGCCTATCCCCGGTAAGTATACCGTTTCCGGATGGATTAAAGGTAGTCAAAATACCCCAGTTGGTTTTACTATTGATGTGTGTGATTCTGAAAACGTAATTGTTAAATCAACAGCAGATAACCAATGGAGTTATTTCAAGCATACATTTAACGTAACGAAAAACACAGAGGAACAAAAGGATGTATATAATTTTGTTGATATAGAAAGAATTGATTGGGCTTATATATGGGTGAAAGACTTTAAAGTAGAAGCGGGTGAAATTGCAACCGCATGGAGTCCCAATTTTCAGGATGCAGTTTATAAAGGTGCTGAATATACCAATAGTCAAATTAGTGTAGTCGAAGGTAAGATAACATCCACCGTTGAAAAGATAAATACCGTTGATGGACGTGTTACCGGACTTGCTTCACGCGTCGAACAGACCGAAAAAAGTATCACGTCTGTTGTTGGTGATATTGGTGTTATTAATAGTACCACCAATAGGCATATATCAAAGCGAATAGATTTAAGAGGATGGGACAATAATAAGTTTTTCCCGTTGGTTATAAGTATTCCGGTTTACCACAAAACAAGGGTTGAAATAAGTAGGCCTCTTGATGCGGGATACGGAAAACCTTCATACGGTACTCACGATGGCGGTTTTTCTATGAACTTAACGTTTGAGATGTCCGGTTCGGGTTGGGGTTCGTTGCCAGCAGTAACCAATATCTTTGACTATACTAAAGCATGGACTTCTGCGGGTGCAAAGATAGTTGTTGATTTGGGACAAATAACTGAAACGTCTACGTGTAGAATGGGTATTAGGGGCGGTTCTATGTATGACGTAACCGTAGATGATACTATTGACCCAAACGTAATCAACGTTTATCAAACCGATTATCACGGTTCGTATAATACATCGTTCCCCGTTCGCACCGATGGAACTGAACCCGTCCGCACATACGGATACTATACCGAAATAAAGCAGACGCAGGAAAGCATAGCTTTAACTGCGAACAAAGTGGACGATCAAGGTAGGCGATTAAGTGCGGCTGAGTTAACTCTAAGTTCAGACCACGCAAAATTAAGCGTAGTAGAACAAGCGGCAAATTCCGCCAATTCCTTAGCAGGCACAGCCAATAACAAAGCCGAAGCCGCAGACGGTCGTGTCACCGCCACCCAAAACGGCTTAGTCGAAACCGGAATCAACATCACGTCCCGAAAAATCATTCTGAAAGCCGATAACCTGCTATTCCAAAATAACACAGGTCAACAGACAGCCGCCATCAATGCAAGCGGCAAACTGTCTGCCAATGTGATTGAAGCGGCGGAAGTGGTGGCACAGGCATTTTCAGCACAGAGGATCACAACCGGAAACCTTACGGTAACTGATGGTGCAAAGATCGGTGCCTGGAATATATCGGGAGGCTCTCTTGTTTCGGCAAGCAATTCGCAGGCTAAGATCCTGTTAAACATGTCCGGTAATAAATTCCTTCGTATTAACGAAGAGGGGGACAGCCCTACAACTTCACGCACTGCATTGATGTCCATACGAAACGACAATTACAGTGGTCTAAGTATTGAATCATACGGAAGTTCCGGTTTTGCTCTAAGATGTTTGGCTAACGCAGGCACTGCAAATTCGATAGAATCGTATGGAAGTCATATTTTCGCCCAAAGGGGCGGTGAAAAGTGGAACGCTCCCGGAATGCTGTGTACCGGATATGTATATCAAGCGGGTACAGTCACTAATGAATGGGGCAACGGGTGCACCTTAACCAGTGCACAGAAAATAGCTACTGGAAAATACAGGATATACCACAGTTTGAAGCATCTGCAGTACGCTGTTTTAGTACAAGGCTTAGGGGGGTATGGCTGGGTATTCGGTCAGGTAGAGACACAAAACAACTCTTATTTTGAGGTTTTAATGCTTGATGCAAACAACGGGCCCCGTGATTGTCCATTCCGTGTGTTCGTTGTAGGTCGCAATGTTTGGTAAACAGCATTGTCAGCGCAGATTACAATGATAAATTCAAAATAAATAAAATATGAAAATCAATTTTAGAAGAATTAAAGTAAAAACAGCTATTGACGGAGAAGTTAAAGAGTTCGACGTAGCTAAAACAGTAGGAAACGCTATTTACTGTAATACACCCGATTTGGGTGAATTGGAGTTTGCCCAACGGATATATAAAGAAGGTGAAGTTGAAGTTGACGAACAAGGTGCAAATATCATTCGAAATTACGTTGATCCGGCTCCGATACTCGCAGTGGTGAAAACCGCTATTTATAATGAATTAGACAAAGTAATTATTAACTCTCAAAATCAATAAATTATGTTTCAAGAAGAATCAAGAACAGTTCAAGTAAACGGTAAAGCCGTTTCAGGAGATTATCAGTACAATGTAAACTACAGTGTCAATAACGATAATCTCAGCCGCCTTCATTGTGAAATCATTAAAACGGTCACGGAAGATATTGACACCCCTACAGGTAAGCAACCCGTAACCTCCGGGCGGTATATCGGGTATTTGCTGTTAGAATCGGGCAGCAAACAAATGTCTCTTCCGGAGTCGGAGAATGTTGCAGCGCACTTTGAAGTATTCGATCAGATCACGGCAGAAGTTAAGCAAACGATCACTCCAGCGGTGTCCTCAAAGAAAACCACTAAATAAAACAAAAGTAAAACACGATGATTGACTACATGAAAAATCTATTTGTAGGTTTGCTAACCGGGTTAGCAGCCTACTTAAACCCGATCAGCGGAGATATTAAAAGTCTTGTTGCTCTTTTCTTCTTTAACTTCCTGTTTGGTCTGGCCGCCGGCCTACTGGCCAATAATGAAAGTTTTAGTTTAAAAAAAGCATTCCGGTGCATCATTGAAGCGATGGTATTTTTTCTGCTCGTAGCCGCTATTTACTTTATCGGCGATCACAAAGGAAATCCGGACGGGGCCTTACAATGCGTATCGTTTATAACTTACTCAATATTCTATTTTTATGGCGTGAATATTCTACGCAATTTGAAACTAATGGCTACGCCCGGAACTGCATTCTATAAAGTTGTATCGTTTCTGTATTACGTCGTTAGCGTCGAGTTTATCAAGCACATACCGTTTTTAACTAATTATCAAAAGGAGGCGATAAAATGAAGTATTTTACAATCAAAGAACTTAGCCACAGCGATACGGCCGTAGCGCGTGGGATCGACAATTACCCAACGGCCGAAGCTATTCACAATTTAACGAAGCTGGTTGAGAATGTTCTCGACCCGCTTCGGGAAAAGTACGGTAAGCCTATCCGGGTAAGTTCCGGCTATCGAAGCGCTATCCTCAACCGGAGCGTTAACGGGGCAACATCCAGTCAACACCGGTTAGGCGAGGCAGCTGATATTACGGTAGGCAGCAAGGAAGAAAACCGGAAGCTGTTTGAGATCATCCGGCTGGAATTGCCTTTTGATCAGCTGATAGATGAAAAGGACTTTTCGTGGGTTCACGTGTCATTCCGTGAAGGTAGAAACAGAAAACAAGTGTTGAAGCTATGAAATATCTACCTTATATCGTTATCGCAGTTCTTATCCTGTTTATCGTGTTCCGCCCGGCAAGGGTGGAACGCGTACCGGGGGAAATAGTCAGAGATACGATTATTACAAATCGTATTGATACGGTTCGGGATACAGTGCCCGTTCCGGTTTATGAAAGCGTTGTAGATTCGTTCCCGTTCGTTGTTTCCATCCCTGTATCGGGTGATACGGTCCGGGATACAGTGTATTTTCCTATTACGCAGAAAATCTATAAAGACAGCCTTTATACGGCTTATGTGTCAGGCTATCGGGCCAAGCTGGATAGTATCGAGGTGTACAGTAAAACGAGGACTGTGTTTGTCAGAGAGCGGGTGAAGCGGAAACGGTTCGGGTTGGGTGTGCAGGCCGGATACGGGATTGCAGGAAATAAACTGGGTCCCTATGTTGGGATTGGGGTGAGTTGTAATTTGTGGGAATGGTAATCATTCTTTTATTAATAAGGAACATTATCGTATTTCAGAAATAAGTTGTTAAAATATGATATTTTGAGGCTTTAGAATAGGGAGTTTCCTTTATTATACTGTCTTTATATTAAAATAATAAAACCTAATTAAAATAGTTATGAGAAAATTATTTTATGCAACAGTAGCATTTATTGCATTTTTGATTGGATTATTTTTATTTATATTTGCTTCATTTACTTCTTGCATCAGCAACAATGAATTAACGCCACCAGAAATGTCTGTGGACGTTGATGAAATAACTTTAAGTACTTTGTGGGTAGATGTGGATTGGCCACCGAGTGTTCATAAGATTAATGTGTACGGTACAAGGATGGTTTCTTTTAAATCTGAAAATGAGAAAATCGCAAGGGTGTCTCGCGATGGAGAGGTTGTTGGAATGCGTGCTGGTTCTACAAATATTGTTGTTCAAGGTGATCTGAAAAGTATAAAGGTAAAAGTTAATGTTATCCCTCGCCCTTCCAATTTTTTAGAGCCTTTGTACAACTTTACATTAACTAAAAAAGAACTTCTTCAACAAAAAGGAGATGGATATGATATGCAAGTAGATCCAGATGTTTTTCATTATAGGTGGGGAGAAGTATCGCCGGTAGGGGAATATTATTTCTTTGATAAACAGACAGGTTTACTTTTTACTTCATATTTAATTGTGAATAAAGGTAAAGTAACAGAGCAGGATTTAAATACTTTCTTCAAAGAACGATATTTAGCATTAGGTAAAGGGGGATGGAAAAGTTTGGATGGTCGTTTGATAGTCCAAATATCAGAATATGATGATCAGCATTATAAAATAAAGTATTCGGCAAAAAAAGAAGAATGAAACATATATTGTTTTAGGGTAATATTGGGTGGGGGGGACTCAATAGGGAAGTGATGTAATATGTCTGTCTTTATAATAAATCTATATTAACGCTATTTTGTGCCTATTAAAAGAATCATAAGGTTTTAACTTCTTTTTGCGCTTTGCTTTGAGTATGGTTTTAACATGAATTGTATTATTAATATCAAGCGCTTGTATTAAGATTTGTAGTATTAATTAATAATTTGTTTTATATGAGAATAAAAAGGTTA